TTGTGTAGCTCGTCTTTCATATTGTATTCCACTCATCGTAACTAATCTGTATTATCTCGTCCCAGCGGATAGTTGCCACAGCAAAGCCATCAGCGCTATTGGGCACCGATATGTGCGTTAACTCTAAGCTATCGTTGTATAGTAGCTCAAAGCCTAAAGTGCGCAACTTAATAACCAGTAGCGTGTTGCTCATTGTGCTAATTTACGCGCTTTTGCGCATTTCGTCTAAACGTTGCTGCCATTTTGATTTGGCAACTATATACTTATTCAACCTTAGTTGCATTTTTTAAAATTGTTTCTGCTTCATATGGCAATAATTGTACTGCTATTTCTCGAATGTCCTTATAAACAAGGTATCTTTGGTCTGCCGCCTCATTGTGTGGTGGTACTCTTCGGTTTTCTAAAATCGCGTTATCTATCTGTTCAATAAGCATTTCTAATGGTGTCTTCATTTTTTATGATTTTAAAAATTGCTGAATAATATCTCTGGCATCGCAATTTGCCAACAAGGGAAAATCGCTTAATACTATTTGAACCTCACGAATGGTTAATCCATAAAGTTTGAATATTTCTGCTTCCAATTTTGCTTCCGATTCGCTCATTTTAAGTTAGGTTGAATAAGTATATAGTTGCCTTTGATTTTACACTACCACGGTTGTTCTTTAGCTCGTTTTTACGCTCCACAAAGTGAATGTATGTTGCTATGCTGTACAGTGCCACAAACGCAATTGCCGGTAAAAACACATACAGCCACGGCCATGTAGCAACTACGCCAACGCCGGCAAGTTTGAGGGTGAGAAATATAAAGAATAGTATTAGTGCTATGTATTCCATGTTGCGTGTTTTGTTTTTATGTGTAGATTGATTTTAGCTTGTTCATTACCTTATCGCTCAGCTTTTCGGTAGGCTTAGGCGGCTCTACCTTTTCCACCACCTCTGTAACTTCAAAGCCCATACGTTCGCTTAGGTATTTAGCATCTGCCTTAAATCCAGCGTCTTTTAGTGTTTTGGCCACGTTTGCAGTAGCCTGGTTATTCTTATCTTCATTTGCCCGCAGTTCGTTCTTTTCGGCATTGTTGCCAAATGTAAATCGATAGGCAGGGTCAATACTGAACCCCAGCGCTATCAACTTTGGTATCAGCGAATCATTAACCACATCTTCTAAAAATTTACCGTCGCTGGTTTGTTTATCGGTAAGCGCAATTTCTGCAGGGCTTTTTTCGCCGCTGTTGCCTAATTTACCCGGTATGCTGTCTATGGCATCTGCATGGCCCAACAGGAGCTTGCTTATCTTTTTTTCCAGCCTTAGCTCTAAATCGGGGTATATCTTAAAGCCCTGGCCGTTGCCCTTACTCTCTATTAGCTCCAGTTCGTCGGTAGGGTCAGTAAGCATGTAGCCGGCGCTACCGCGGTTGGCAATAGCCGCTTCCAGCATATCGCGTTCCGGGCCCTCTGTTTTGGTGCTCTTACCCCATATCATAGGTTGGCCGTATAGCTCAGCCGCATCGCTATTCTGGCCTAACAGGTTTCGCAGTAGTATTTCGTACCGTGCTACGCTGTACAGTTCGCCATATCCGCATTTGCTTACGCCTACATCGCTGGGAGTAGGCACCCATACATGCCATTTACTGAAAGGCTCTTCTAAAAACTTGTCACCGCTTATTGAATAGACGTAGCTGGTAACATTAAGGCGGTCGGGGCTTATGTTGAACCGGCGAATAACACCTAACTCAGGGAACGTATCATTTACCACGTCGCCCAACGCAATTAAAGAGTAACCGTAAAACTTAGCTTCGAGCGCGTACTCCAAAAACAGGTTAAACCATTTTTTCTTAAACAGTTTTTTCAGTTTTTCGTTTTCATTACCTGCCTCATCTTTAAACGTCCACTCACGCAACAGAGAGAGGTCTTTGCGTTTCTTTACGCATGCTAAGGTGTGCCCCTCTAAAATCGTATCGATATACATGCGCTGCATACGTACGCGGTGGGGGAACCAGGCGTTTTCAGCTTCGCCTATTGCCGCCCGCCATTGCGCTATATCTTGCCGTATACGCTGCAATTGTACCGGGGTAATGTAGTTGCGCAAATCTTTCTTTACATCGCCCGTTCTAAGGCCCGGTTGATACACACCACCCTTACCCATGTTATCCGGTGTAGGAAATAGGTAGTTTTTTACGCTGTTAAGGCTATGGCTATGGTTGTTGTTTTCCATCTTCTGTAGGTTTTACCTGTGTAAAGGCGTTAATCAGCATTTGGTGCGCTGCTGCGTAATCTTCATTGCCGGCGTTTTTCCAGTACACAAACTGTTTATTGTTTTCCTGTATGAAGTGCGCTAAGTGGTCGGCAGGTGGTGTATCTGCAAGTTTCTTTATAGCTGCTGTTATTAGTAGCATAAACACAACCGCCGATAGTGCGCCTATGATTACTGCGATGAGGTATATTTCTGTTGGTGTCATTAATACGTGTTTACATTTTTAATAGGCCCGCCGTAGCGTATGCGTTTACCTTGCTCGGGTTGTAATAGTGGCAGGCTGGGTTGCACTTCGCCGCGTGCACACGCCTGTAGCCAACCTAACGCGCTGTGCACCGGGTATACAGTACCCTCAACGCCCGGTTGATATTGGTCATCTAAGCCTTTGTACAGCTCTACATAGTTTTTGGGTAAGTTCTGTGGGCTAACATTGGGGGCCAGGTGGTAGATGGTCATTATTGCCAGCTTACGCACTATGTTTTTATCTCTGTTGTCGCCTTTCGTCCAGTAGGTAGTGTTGGTTATATTTGTGTTGGCCGGTACCGTGTAGGCTACACCAGTACCCCAATAAGTTGGGCCGTTTGTCGGATCATCGGGAAACACGTTTACATATGGCAGGTTTTGATAAGTGGCATATTGCAGCGCTGTTTCATGGTCCAGGCCGCGCGTTGGTTGTAGGCAGGTGTATGTTTTACCTTTCCAGTAAACCTGATCGCCTATTTTGTAAACGCCGCTTTTCAGATTAAAGAGCGGTGCCGGGTATTTGGCATAGTAGATGGTGTATTGCGGGTTTAGCTTTGTCCACTTGCCCGGGGTAAAGGTAGCATCGCTGTTGGCTGTAGCGCACTGGTACACGTAGCCGTCTGTGTATAACACCAAATCATATTGCGCGTAGTTGGTAGCAGTTGCCCATGGCGCAGCGGTGAGATAAACTCTATCGCTGGCAGCGTAGCTACTGGAGCGCACCCATACGGCGGTGTCTGTAAACTCGCCGCTTACATCGTACTTTTGCCGCAAAAAGCTCTTAGCCTCTTCAATGGCAGATTCTTCAGCGGTGGCCTGTATGGCAGGGCTTGCCTGTATCATTGCCGATTTATTGCCGACTTGTATAATGGGTAAGTAGTCAGATTCTATGAGGTAGCCCATTGTTATTGTTTTTCTTCTATAATCTCAAAATCTTGTTCGTCAAGTATACCTGTGTTATCTGGATGCGGGTCATGCACCATTACTCCATCTTTGTAAATAACAATATGTGTGCAGTTTGAAAACCTCGGCGATGTTCCACTAACTAAAATGTATTTGCCCCTTACATCTTCGCCCTGCTCGATTGAGCGCCAGCGATAACCCTTACTGTTTAACCAGCGCTGTAAAATTTGCGGCCATTCGGGGTTATCGTAATGCTCTTGTATCTGTATTACATCTTCAACCTGCATATTCAACAAAGAGGCTATACAGGCGGGAAAGCAATTGCCCCTGTCAGAAATAGGCTGTAACCCTTTGTGTAGCCTTGTTTGCTTTACTGGATATAGGTTGTACACTTACATGTAATTTAATTATACGAATGTTCAACAAATTTAGTAATAAATTCTATTTTAGTTGCCTATTTAAACCACGCCGCCCCGCTTCCTTACAGCGCGCTTAGGGCGGTACGTTTGCAGAGCCTCGATTAATTTCGGGGCTTTTTCTTTAGTAACTATTCTTACTCTTACTATTCCGGCCAAAGGTTATGCTGGTAATAACGTCGCCTTTCTGGTACTGTGTAAACTCATTGGCAAACGCAGAACACATGAAGTAATCAAACAAATCGCTAAAGTGGCCTACACGCTGATAGCGCACACCGGCAGCGTTGGTTTCCATCTCTTTGTGCTTGGCGCCATCTGCTGCCTCCTTTAACTGTATAAAGTCGTTAATGATGCGCTTACACTCATTGTTGACTATTACCCGTATGCCGCCAATTTCTTTTTCAAGCACCGTGTTAATCCACATACCCCGCATTACCACCGATGGGTTACTGCTAAGCACGCGAAGCTGGGGCCGGTATTGCTTAAGCGCGTCCATGGCCAGCCTAAAGAAGTTATACCCCTTTTCGGTTTTTGTATCTTCTTTGTCGGCTGTAGCGTCGCCGTAGATAAACAGGCCCGAGGCGTGAGCGGGGTATTTGCGCATAAACTCAGCGCACACGTCTTTTATTTTGTTGCGGGGTGTAATGCCGGCTATCTCATCTATTATTAAAACGTCTTTGCCTGTTACCTTGCCGGCGCTATCCTTGTGCATTACTATCTGAAAGATACCGCATGGCAGATAGGGATTGCTGTTGTCGTCAAAGCTGATGTGAAGCGGTAAGGCCGGGTTGTAGGTGGCAGGTGGCAGATGGCCGTCGGCTGCCGGGCTTACGTGCTGGTCCAGTTCAAAGCATTTGTAAAATTCGCCGCCAACTTTTAAGCTAACCTCCCAATTGCCCTCCACAAACACGTTGTACTGATACTTGGGCAAGCTGTTGAGTGATTCGAGGTAATCGGGTGGTATGTGGGGGTTATCGTAAATACGGGCCTGCAGGTAGGCGTGACCGGGTGGAAGCGTTCCCTTTTTCCACTTATCATAAAACCGTTCTTTTACCCAATTCTGAGCCGGGTTACAGGTAAGCAGTATTTTAATCGGGCACCCGGGGGAGTGAAACCAGCTACCGCTACGCTCTATCACCTTATCGTAGGTAACTTCCTGTATCTCGTTGCATTCATCAATAAACGCCCCGTTAATCTCTAAACCTTTAAACCTGTTTAGCTCCTTATCATCTTCGTAGTTTTCCGACATGAAAATAATCTGGCTGCCATTATTCCAGGTAAGCACAAAGGTGGTTTCGGGAAAGCTCTTTACATACTGATTCCATCCCTTATCTAAAAAGTTTTCGCGAAATGTTTTTAGCAGGGTTGATTTGATTACCGGTAGCGATTTACGCAGCACTAACCAGCGGCTGTTGGGGTATTTAAAGCACAGCGATATTATCTCCATGCACCCCCAATAGCTTTTAGCGCCGCGTATTGCGCCGCCGTACAGCACTACCTTATTCTTTTCTAAAAGCTGGTGTGCTTCAATCTGCTTACGGGTTGGTAGAAAGGTCGGCATCTGTCTTTGGTGTATCTTCTGCTGACTTTGACCAGTCTATAATGCAGGGCTCTGTATTTACCCTTACTGCACCTTTTACATCTAATTCGGAGCGCTCCACATAGCCCCGGCGCTTGCCTATTGTTTTGAGGTAGAATATTATGGCTGTAGTGTCGCCGGCCTCAATGTTTTTCATCAGCGCCTGTTCAACTATATCAATGCAAAAATCAGCCACACTGTCCACCGCTTCGGCAAATTCCGGATCTTCTTTTTTCCAGTTGTAGAATTGAGTTCTACCAATGCCAATAGATGCACAGGTGGCCGATACATTGCCTCTGTGTTCGTGAAGTGCCGCTACTGCCGCCTTTTTTAATTGTTCAATTTTGTTTTGAACACCGGCGGTTTTTTTAG